AACAAAGAAGAGCTTATGCTTGTTACATTAGATCACAATGAGCATAAGGATTCAGACGGTCAAGGTAGAGCCTTGATACAGAAGTTACTTGATAAGACTACACTGCTTATCATGCACAATGCCAAGCATGATCTTGTGTGGTTATGGGCCAGTGGCTTTACATATGATGGTGACATCTACGATACCATGCTGGCAGAGTACATATTGTGCAGAGGGCAAAAGCCCAAAGAAGGTATCAGCCTATCAGCCTGTGCCATAAGAAGAGGCCTAGCAGAGCAGAAGGAAGATTACCTTACTACCTGTATAAAGAAAGGAATAAACACCCATGAGACGGATCTCGACTCTCTTAGCCTTTATCTTCGGGCTGACATCCTCACAACTTGTGAGCTGTTCCACAGCATCGAAGCCGACTACGCAACCCCCGAATCCAGATCCCTTTATGCAGTCAGAACCGTCACCTTTCAAACATGCAGAACCCTCACCGAAATGTACATGTCAGGACTAAAGGTAGACCTAGATGTATTGGAGCAGGTTAAGGAAGAGTTTGAGCTTGAACAGGCGCAGATAGAAGAGCGTCTACAAAGCCAAGTGCGGGATCTTATGGGTGATACACCTATCAATTTAAACTCACCTGAACAGCTATCTCAGGTTATCTTCTCACGTAAGCCTAATGATAAGAAAGAGTGGGCAGATATATTTGAGTTTGTAAAAGATAAGGCTGAGTTTAAGGCTGCAGTCAATGCTAACTCTAAAATGTTGTTTAAGACTACAGCTTTCACATGCCCTACCTGTAACGGGTCAGGACACACATACAAGACAAAGAAAGACGGTACACGTTACGCTAGACCCAACAAATGTACTGCCTGTGACTCAAGAGGCTATGGCCTGAAAGAGGCAAAGCAAATGGCCGGGCTTGGGTTTAGCGCACCAAATAAGAAGTGGATAGCTCATAGTGGCTTTGGTACAGGAAAGGATAACTTAGATGCATTGGTGGCAACAGCTAGAAACAATAACATGGAAGCTGCGGCAAGCTTTATTCTGGATGTTAAGCGCCTTAATGCTATCACTAGCTACCTTTCTAGCTTTGTTAGCGGCATATCTGTGCATACTAAGTCTAACGGATACCTTCACGCAACTCTTAGCCAGCACATAACAGCTACAGGTAGGTTCAGTAGTAAGAACCCTAACATGCAGAACATGCCTCGTGGTGGTACATTTCCTGTTAAGAAAGTATTTGTGTCACGTTGGGAAGGTGGTAAAATTTTAGAGGCCGACTTTGCTCAGCTTGAATTTAGAGCGGCTGCGTTCTTAGCTCAAGATGAAGTTGCAATGAAAGAAGTTGAGACAGGTTTTGACGTACATGCTTACACTGCAAAGGTTATCTCTGATGCAGGTCAACCTACAGCTAGACAGGCAGCAAAGGAGCATACGTTTGCCCCACTCTTCGGCGCTACGGGTTATGGGCGTAGCAACGCTGAGAAGGCTTACTATGAGCATTTCAATGATAAGTATAAAGGCATAGCACAGTGGCAACAAAACCTAGCTGACGAAGCAATGCGGTTCAACAAGATTACCAACATCAGTGGTAGGCAGTATGCTTTCCCTGACATTGAGCGCAGAGCTAATGGTAGTGTCACACACTTTACTATGATAAAGAATTATCCTGTGCAGGGTTTCGCTACAGGTGATGTTACCCCTGCTGTACTTAATGAGTTTCACAAAAGATTAAAACCACTAAAGTCTGTACTGATCAATACAGTACATGACTCAGCGGTGGCTGACATACACCCTGACGAAGAAGAAGAGGTATTACAAATAGTTGCAGATCTTAATGACAATCTTGTAGATCTGATAGAAGATGTATACAAAGTACGTATGAATGTACCATTATTATTAGAGGCAAAAATAGGCCCAAACTGGCTTGACACAAAAGACGTATAATGTATAACTACGATTTCCTGAAACGCTCATCGAAAGGAAACGATATGAGCCAAGAATTAGCAGTAGCACTAGACCGTGGACAATCAATGGCAGAGCTTATGGGCGTGTCTAACAGCACACCACAGAACGCAACGCCTAGCGTATCACGGCTTAACGTCAACCAAGAGATCCTAGAGAAAGAGGTATCTATGGATGGCGAAACATTTATGAAGCCAACAGTACCAAAAGGAGCGTACAAACTAACTACAGGTGATGATGTAGTATACAGTAAGACGGTAACTGTACGTGTCTTTGCTGTACGTCAACAGTGGCAGCGCTGGAATGGTGACACCACTGAGATGGAGAAAACGGTTTTAGCTAACAGCCTTAACAAGGATCTCAAAGATAACTTAGGTGGCTATAACTTAGGTAGGCCATCAGGTTATATCGAAGACTTCAATGCACTTCCAGAAGCAACAAAGTCTCTCATTCGTAGCGTAAAGCGAGTTAAGGTATTCTTTGGTTTGGTCACACTAGATAGCCCTACAGATGCTATGGGTGAAAAAGTAGACGGTAATTTCACGGACATCCCATTTGTGTTTGACGTTAAAAACCGCGACTCACTCAAATCATTAGATGGTGTACTGGCACAGATCAACAAGAAGAACCTGCTACCACCTATGTCTACTATCAAGCTATCTCCTGCTGTAGGTAAGATCCCTACAGGCGCTACCTTTGGCTATGTCTCTGCAGCAATCGGTGATAAGGTTGAGCTATCTGATGATGACAATGATGTATTGGGTAACTTCCTAGACTTCATTGAGTACATCAACGGCTCACTCTTAGATAAACATGAAGAGCGTAGCTCTGATGGTCTGTCACACGCCGACAAAGAGATTGTAGCTTCAATCGTAGAAGTAGAAGAGTAATGGAACATCCTGCTGAATTAGCAATCTTCTCTTACTTACAGAAGGCTATGGCAGGTGAGGCATCAATGTCAAAAGAGGTGGCTTCTAAAGTCGCCTCTGATGTTGAGGCTGCTATGCTAAAGCAGTTTGCTAGTGGGCCGCGTGACGAGTTTCGTATGCGTATGTCCAATCTTGGTAAGCCTAAGTGCCAGTTATGGTATGAGAAGAATGACCCAAAGGATAAGACCCCTTTCCCACCACACTTCTTGATGAACATGATATTAGGTGACATTGTTGAGGCTGTGTTTAAAGGTGTCATGCGTTCTGCTGGTGTAGACTTTAAGGACAACGATAAAGTCACACTAGAGCTACCGCATGGTCAGGCTATCAATGGTGAGTATGACATGGAGTTGGACGGTAAGATTGACGATGTTAAGTCTGCATCTCCTTGGTCATACCAAAACAAGTTTGCTTCATTTGATGCTCTAGCTAGTAGTGATAGCTTTGGGTACATTCCACAGCTTGTAGGTTATGCAGAGGGTGCCGGTAAGGGCGTTGGTGGCTGGTGGGTCATTAACAAAGCTAATGGTGAGTTTAAGTATGTCTCAGCCTCTGAGGTAGATAAGCAATCTGTGTTAGATGATATCCAGGATACGGTTGATTATATTGATCAAGACCAACCTTTTGAGCGTTGCTTTGAGCCTATCGAAGAAACGTTCTACAAGAAGAAGACTGGGTTCAAGAAGTTAGGTACTGAGTGTGGTTTTTGTGCATTCAAACATAAGTGCTGGCCTAATTTAAGTACTGAACCTTCTAGGTCTTCTAAAGCTAAGAACCCACCTATGATAGACTATGTAACATAAAGGATTAAAGACATGGCTAAATTAGATATTGATGGTGTCACAGTTTACACCGATGACTTCAATGAAGAACAGCTTAAAGCCTATCAAGAAATAATTGCTATAACTTCTGAAATGGATAGGTTAGAGCTTTTAACTCATTGCCTAACGAGCAGACGTATTCAACTTGCCCCTGTACTCTTACCAAAAGACGCTGGGGAACCTTTACCAGAAGATATCACTGAACAGTTAAGAATGTTTGAACCAGAAGATTTGGAGCCAGATGAAACCGAAACATCAGCGTAAGGCTTATCGCAGTGGTCTTGAAAGAGAGGCCGCTGCATTCCTCAAGGAAAACCAAAAGAAGGTGTTGTATGAGAAGATAAAGATAGAATGGGAAGACCTACGCTATCGTACATACACACCTGACTTTGAGTTGGACAATGGTATCTTTATAGAAACAAAAGGTATCTTTGATAACGAAGACAGGCGCAAGCACTTGGCAGTAAAGGAGCAACATCCAGAGCTAGACATACGCTTTGTATTTAGTAACGCAAATGCTAAGTTGTATAAAGGTGCCAAATCTCGCTACTATAACTGGTGCGATAAACATGGCTTCTTGTGGTCACATAGGTTAATACCTGTAGAGTGGTTAAAAGAAAAAGGTAGACGGTGTAGTACTGAAAGAGTAGCACTCAAAATACAAAGGAAGAAGTGATGTCTTACGAAGTAAAAGATGATGAAGTTGCTGTTATCATAAAGCCTGTAATGGATGAAGAAGGTAATTGGACTCTTGAGTTAGCTACAGGCTTAGCCTTTGGCGCAGTAATAGATGCCCCTATGCCAGCCGCACATGCTGCTTTCGATGCTGCACTATCTATGGCAGCGTCTCTAACCTTTCTAGCAGAGTACCCTGAGTTTGAGGAAGAGCTTGTTGAGTACAAACAAGTAATGCTAAAAGATATTTTCCCTGAACAGTACGCTGCTGCCGAAAGAGAAGTATCAGAAGAAGGAGAAGAAGAGGTTTACAGCAAGAAAGGTAACGTATATACACTTAATGCATTCACTAAAACACAAGGAAGCGCTTAATGGTAGATCCTGTAAATAGTCCAGTGCACTATAATCAAGCAGGTATAGAATGTATAGAAGCTATACGTGCTATGACTTGTAAGATGGACGGTACAAGTGCATACATGGCTGGTAATGTATTGAAATATGTTTGGAGACACGAGTATAAGAATGGCCTAGAAGACTTAGAGAAGGCGCAGGTATACTTAGGTTGGCTAATAGATAACTATAAAGAGAATCACAAATGAACGACAAGACATTTAGTGTTATGTTTATGTTAAACGTAGATGACGAAAACAATATATTATCATCCTCTGATGAGCACCATCAGGAAGATGTATATGACCTAATAACAAATATTATGTATGATGTAGATGATGTATCTATAAGAAATTTAATAGTTAAGGAGCGGCAATGATTAATGAGACAGACTTAGAAGCATTCGGTTACTTTGATATGTTTCAAAACAGTCCTGATTGGAGTAATGACCCACTACGTTTCTACAGCCAGTTTGTAGAAGATAAAGTTTTCACTAAGGGGCGAGAACGATTAGTAGAAAACACTTTGGGTCTTGTAGGGGAATCAGGTGAGGTTGCAGAAAAGATAAAGAAACTGTTTCGTGACAAAGGTAAGTTTAGTGATGAAGATGTACTGAAAGAGTTGGGGGATGTGCTGTTCTACGTTGTTGCACTATCAAACATCTTTGGTGGTAACTTAAAGAAGACTATGGAAATGAATATGGCAAAGCTAGACGATAGAGAGCAGCGCGGAAAACTAAAGGGTTCAGGAGACAATAGATGAGCAACCTACTACCAACAGACTACCAGACATTTATTCACAAATCACGTTACGCTAAATACTATGACGGTTACGGGCGTGAGTTTTGGACAGACACAGTAGAGCGCTACATGATCAATGTAGTAAATGCTTTATTGGACCCTAAGGTTTGTAGAGAGATTGAATCTGCCATACTTAACACAGACATCATGCCCTCTATGCGAGCATTAATGACTGCTGGCCCAGCTTTAGATAGAGATAATACTGCTGGGTATAACTGTAGCTACTTACCCGTAGATGACCCTAAGTCCTTCGATGAGGCTATGTACATCCTCTTGTGTGGTACTGGTGTCGGTTTCAGCGTCGAGAGGCAGTACGTTAGCAAGCTCCCTGAAATACCTCAACTCTTCGACAGTGAGACTACAATCGTTGTCAAAGACAGTAAGGAAGGTTGGGCTAAAGCTTTCAGACAATTGCTGGCACTCCTTTGGGCTGG